TGCCACGTAGACCGCATCTACGTGACGCCCGAGGCGATGGCCGTGGCGAGCTGCGAGAGTGGCGACGGCTGGAACTACGGTACGTATGACTTCTCCGCACGATCGGTGACCGACGATGGCGGCGCATGGCAGTTCAACGATGCGACGGCGCTGTGGCTCACTGGCCAAGACCATGCGGAGACGTGGTCGCCAGCGATGCAGTACGCTACCTTCGTACGCCTCTGGGATGACGGCTATGGGTGGCGTCACTGGACGGCGTCGAAGCCATGCTGGGAACGGTGGCTTGACATTGTGGACGACAGAGCAGTGATGAAGGAGACAGAGCGATGATGTTGATGAATGACGAAGCGATTATCCGTGCCATCGAAGCGGGCATGATTGACGGCGCACAGATTGACCAAGTGCGCACCGGCGTCATCAGCTACGGCGTGACGTCGTTCGGCTACGACATGCGTGTCGCCGACGAGTGGCAACTATGGAGCGGCGACAAGGTGGCGACGATTGACCCGAAGCGCAGGGACTTGCACACCATGCTGCGCACCGAAGTGGCCAGCACGATCCGCATCCCGCCGAACGAATTTGCGCTGTGCCGATCGGTGGAATATTTCCGGATTCCCGATGATGTCATGTGCATCGTCGTCGGCAAGTCCACGTATGCGCGGTGCGGCTTGGTCGTCAACGTGACACCGCTGGAGCCGGGCTGGGAAGGCTATGTCACCATCGAGCTCAGCAACACCAGTCCACTGCCCATCCGCGTCTACGCCAACGAAGGCATCGCTCAGGTGTTGTTCTTCCAAGGCCAGCGCCCACGCACCACCTACGGCGACAAGCGAGGCAAGTACCAGAAGCAGCAGGGCATCGTCCTGCCACGCATCGAAGGAGCGAAGTGAAAGACGGAGACTTTATGATTTATCACGGCGCCGTCGTCAAGTTCACCGAAGACGACACCATCGAGGCGCTGTTTTTGATTGGCCAATACGCCGACAATCTCGGCAGGCGATTGTGCTACTACGAAGTCCGATATCGTCCACGCATGACCGAAGCCGAGTGCATAGCGATGATAGAGAAAGTGAAGGAGATTATCCGATGACCCAGAAACCACAGCGACCACCAGCGGTCTACCCCAACTACCCCGCAGCAAGCTGGGAGTTCATCATCGACAAGGTCGGTGCGGTCTACCAAACCATCACGGGGCGACTGACGCCGAATGGACCTTGGGGCGTCTACGTCTTCCGCACCGCACCTGGCGAAAAGCCTCAGCAACTCTACTTCATGCAAGACGGCCATGGCGACCTCGCCATCACACAGAAGCGCTTGGTCTTGCTGGCGACGGACTCCAAGTGGCAGCAGTGGGTCATCCCCATCGAGGGCTATGTCCACGACAGCGAGTGCCCAGACACCACGGTGGTCAGCATAGACGAGTCATCGCTGGCCATGATGAAGCAAAGCATCGCCACGGCCAATGCGCAGGCAAATCGCGCGTATGCTTTGGCCGACAATGCACACCAAGAGGCTGGCGCCGCCAATGCCTCGGTGGCGTCGGTGATGAAGCAAGTCAACGCCTTGCAAAGTCAGGTCAATGGATTGCTCACGCCAAGCCAAGTCAGCGACCTCGTGTGGCAGAAGCTGAAGGACATGAATTACTTGTACCGCTTGGCGTTCAATCTCTGGCCAACGCCAAGCCCCGACCCTGATATCCGTGCGTACGTGGACGACCTCGTCGCACTGATTCGAAAGGCGAAGTGATGGCAACGGTACACTTGGGCGATTGCCGTGACGTCCTTGCGACCATCGCCGACAACAGCATCGACAGCATCGTCACCGATCCGCCGTATGAATTAGGATTCATGGGCAAGGCGTGGGACGCCAGCGGCATCGCCTACGACGTGACGGTGTGGCAACAGTGCTTGCGTGTGCTGAAGCCCGGCGGACACCTCATCGCCTTCGGTGGGTCACGGACGTATCATCGCATGGCCGTGGCCATCGAAGATGCGGGCTTTGAGATACGTGACCAAATCCAATGGATATATGGGTCAGGATTCCCGAAGTCGTTGGCAGTGGACAAAGCCATTGACAAACAACGGCACGACCGTGAGCAAGTCTATGCCGTGACGGCGTGGATGCGCCAAGCCCGCGACAATGCAGGGCTGAGTAATAGGGATATTGCTAATGTGTTTGGATTCACTCCAGCAATGGCAGACCATTGGACAACGCAAAAAACACAGCCTAGCGTACCCACACTTGACCAAATCCCGCCACTGCTCGACCTCTTCGGCTTGACATTGGATGACGTGCCCGACGACGTGCGCACATTGATATGGACATTGAACGGGCGCAAAGGTCAGCCCGGTGAGGCGTGGTATCAGCGCACCGTCGTCACCGAGAAGCGCGAGGATATGTTCGGCGAGTATGAGGTGGAGGAAATAAGACGAAGTGGTATAGCAAATAAAAGCGAAGGAATACGACATACGTCAGAAGGCGAGAATCATAAAGCCAATCACAAAATCGTCATCACCGCCCCCGCCACCGACTTGGCCAAACAATGGCAGGGCTGGGGCACGGCGTTGAAGCCAGCGCACGAGCCCGCCGTCCTCGCCCGCAAACCACTGACCGGCACCGTCGCCGACAACGTATCAACAAGGCAATTTGACGTAATTCCAAAAGGAACTATTACAGGACAACACAATACCGGCCGCTGGCCTGCCAACGTCATCTTCGACGAGGAGGCGGCGCTTTTACTTGGTGAGCCGTCACGCTTTTTCTACGTCGCCAAAGCGTCGAAGGCTGAGCGGGAGGCGGGGTTGTACTACATCGACGGCATAGCCAACCATCACCCCGCCGTCAAGCCCATCGCCTTGATGCGCTACTTGGTGCGCATGGTCACACCGAAGGGTGGCATCGTGCTTGACCCGTTCACCGGCTCAGGCTCGACGGGCTGCGCCGCAGTGCTTGAGGGCTGTGACTTTGTCGGCATGGACATTACGCCGGAGTACGTCGCCATTGCCCAGAAGCGCATCGCCTACTACGCCGTCGAGTCGCCGTTGTTGCTGTGACTGTACGAAAAGCCCTTGACACTAGCGACACAATGAAAGTAGAGGCGGTGAAGTTCGCTCGCCGTCTGCTGGGGAGAGACTAGATGGACGTCATCATGAGCATGGGATCGGCGGTGAAAGCCGTCGCCCCGTACACCATCAAAGGACGGGGCGTGGTGTTTGGCGGTGAAGACCTCACCGGCGACACCTTCACCAAGGACACTGACTTTGGCGATTCTCGCCCATTCGTCGGGATGCCGGTCTACTACGACCACAGCCTCGGCGGACTCCGTGGCCAGATTGGCACCGTCAAAGCATGGATGCCGATGGACGATGGCATCGACGTCGAAATCGAAATCGACCGCCGCAATCGCTACGCCGAAGACGTGATGAAGTTGGTGAAGAAAGGCGCACTCGGTCTCAGTACCGGCGCCGTCTCGCACCTCGTCGTCCGTGACGGTGGCGAGGTCAAGCGATGGGTGGTCGGTGAAATCTCGCTGACCCCAACTCCGGCAGAGCCTCGCACATTGACCGAAGTTAAGACCGCACAGGACACGGCGTCGAGCATGGCTGGCGCACCGTCAATCGGTACTGACGATACATCAGACACACAGCAAGGAAACGACACTACCATGTCAGACATCAAAGACGCAGTCAAGGCTGCAATCAACGAACTCGCCGGCGAGCCCGTCGCCGGTGGCACCATCGCCCCCGTCCAGCCCGCCGTCAAGACCGTGGCCATGGACAACGACATCGACCCCTTTGCGTCACGTGACTACGAGCGCGCCTACAAGAGCTACGTCCGCGGCACTGCCGACAGCAGCGCACTCAACGTGCTGCACAATGCCAAGAGCGCAGCCTTCAAGACCATGACCGAAGGCACAAACAACGACGGTGGCTTCACCGTACCCACGACCGTGAATCGTGAAATCGTGGCAAAGCGCGACGACATGAGCTTGCTTGGTCAGTTCGCCTTCACGCGCATCACGACCGAGTCATGGAAGCACATCATGCCGGCGCAGTCCACCAAGGCGAGCGCAGGCATCGTCGGCGAAGGCGTCACCGCCACCGCCAGCGAGCCCAACTTTGCCAACAGCCGCACGATTCAGCTGTACAAAGACACGCTCGAATTCGCCGCCTCGGATGAACTCTTGGCCGACACATCGTCGAACCTTGAGCAGTTCATGCAGACCGAAATCGCCCGAGCGATGGCCGTATCTTCGAACAACTACATCCTCTTGGGCACTGGCTCCGGTCAGCCCTACGGCTTGAACGCACGTGTGACGAACTCGGTGACACTGAGTGCCAGCGCCATCACCAATGCGCAGGTCGTCGCCGTCAGCACCGCTGTCAATGGGTCATACTTGCAGAATGGCCAGACCGGTTGGGTGATGCGCAACGCCAC